TTCTACAGTAACACTTCCTGCTCTTGAAGGCATAGTTGTTATCCAATTGTCATTGGTTGCAGTTATTTTTACTCCAGGAAAAGCATTTTGTATAGATCCAGGCATTGAATGTTTGTAGATAGGGTCAGCTCCTACTACCCAATTAGCCTCTATACCTCTATCCTCAATTTCATATTCTCTTGTTCCTACCTTTAATTTAAAAGGTTTTCCCTCTACATAAGGCTCATCTATATTAAAGTGCGGATAACTACTATAAGCTTGTCGTATAATTTGATTAATTCTAACAGCTTCTTCATAATCAAGCTCTCCTTCGTCACCAGTAAGTTTAGATGCTGCAGTACTCATTGAAAAATATCCTTCGCCACCTACTCGATAATTATCGCCAAATTCACCTCCACGGCTTCTTCCAATAAAGGCACTCTTGTAATCATTAACAGCTTTTTCATAACTATTCTGCATTACCTCAAACATATAATTTTGTATTTCTTCGTCAGTAGAACCTTCCAATACTCTATCAGAATATTCTCCTACATTAATATCGCAACTACCACTATCACAGCCAGCAAGAATAATCTCGTTTTTAGGGCTAACACCCCTAGCGTTAAGTCTATTTGATATATATTCCCATCTGTTGTGACGAATACCAAACATAAAGTTCTGAGCACCTCCTAAATGGCCCATAAAAATAACTTTATCATTAGGATTATTGCCTGCGTCTGCTAAAAAATCTTCAACCTGATCTTCTCCGTATATGTGAGAAGTAACTACATTATAACCAGCTTTTTCAAACATACGCCTAGATTTCTGCAGCTCTCCTTCATATAAAAGCATATCTGGGATATCATCACCTAAATTCTTACCAGACTTGTCACCTGAGTTATAAAAATATTTAACAAAATTAGTAGATGTGCCTAGTAATTCTGCAGTTTTAGCAATATTTCCATCTTTTATGCTTACTCCGTCTATTAAAAATGCCGAATGCACATCTCTGATTACACCAGAAAGAAGTTCTTGGCCATAATAAGCAGGGTCATCGCCTTGATCTAATCCTTCAAGTACGCCTTCTAACTTACTGTAAGAATAATCAAATTGTGACTGCTCAAAATCAGTATAATAAGAATTTCCTATAAGATCATCGTAATTACCACTATCAATTTTTTCTTTTATATTCCTAAGGTAGGCAATTGCATCCTCGTCACTTTTAATATTTAGATGTTTATTAGCTATTTCTTTTCTAAAAAAGAAATCACCTTGTCCGTAGAAGTCATTATATGCTTCGGTGTCTTTAACGGCATACGTGTCATCTATAAAGTGCGTACTAGGCTGGCCGTGATACTTAGATTCGGCCGCTATCCATATAGTTGGTTTAGCATTAGACATTATTTAAATCCCTTTTTTTTGCCACCATAGTATTCATATGCATGACCGTTATCTTTTAATAACTCATTTAAGGACTTTTCTTCTCCCTCAATAAAGATTTCGCCTAATACTCTGCCATATTTACCTAATCCATGGGATTTTATAGTAAATTTACCCTCATTTTTAGATAGCATTTCCTTAGTATACTCCTTTGCAGCTAATCCTTTCTTTTTTTCTTCTAAATCTCTAGTTCTAGACTCCCAGGTATCTACTCCCATAAAGCGAATACGCTTATTTACCAATACATCAAAGCCTAAATCAATACAGGCATCACAAGTATCTCCGTCTACTACCCTTCTTAGCGTTGCTTTATACTCATACATGTTATTCTTCTATCTCTGCAGGCCTCTTGACCTCGTTTAATACCTTCTCATCAAAACCTTTAAACACGGCACCTGATATTTGAGTAATTTTAGTCTGATTTTTATCTTTAACATCCATAACATCGCCTATTTCTATTAATGCTTTTAGTCTATTGGACTCAGATTGACCTAATTCTACTATATCTTTCATATTTTGTAGGTACCATTCTTCGGTTACCTTTAATTTTTCAAATATTGGCTTCATTTCTTCTTTCATAGCCTGTTGTACCCTCTCTGTTTTAAATAGTTTAACGGACTTTTGATGTGCATACCTACTGTTATTAGTAGGAAAAGCTTTTAAATATGCATCTTTAAGCCCTAATCCTTGTTTCAAATATACTAAAAATAGTGATTCTGTGCTATTTAATTCTTTTCTGTCTATCAGTATGTCGTCTGATTTGTTGTTGCCGCCAAATGAATATATATTATCTCTTCTAGAGGTATCCATCTTAGCTGTTTTACTTGTAGGGAAGGTTCCTGTGCATGTGCCCACGTAATACCTTATTCTATTACGACCCATAGAAGTATGCATCTTACCTTTACGTAGGATCTGTATATAGCACTCATCATCAGCTTTAACCCAGTCACCTACATCAGCTTCTTTCCAGTTCTCTACTACATGAAGGTCTTCTGGTAGTTCTTCATGACTGTCATATACAATGTGTCTAATTGAGTTTACTCTATATTCTCTCATTCAAGTGTTTTTCCACGCCAGTGGGAAAATTATGCGATGCCAATCACGTTAGCATCCTTTAGAAGACTTACTCCATCATTGTCCATATAATCTGTTAACTCCATATCATCAACTTCTAAACATCTCTCATCAAACTCTAATGATTCTTTGATATCTTCAATTTCATCTTGATCATTCACTCTAATGATTAATTTATATGTTTTCATGAGGTCTCCAAATTAGTTATACTTAACTAGACTAGTTTACTAGATTCATTTATTAAAATCAATAGTTTTTTTTATTTCGTAAAGTACTGTTTTTACTAGACTTATGATTTTTGCTGTTTTTCTGATTTTGCTGGAGACTCAGATCCTAATTCTTCAGCTCGTTTTACTGCAGCTTCTTCTTCTTTCTTTTTTAAGAACTCTTGAAACTTCTTATCGTCTTTACTAAACTCTACATAAGACTTCAAGAAGTATCCTACGCCATTTATTGCATTATCTATCTCAGCAAACTTCTGATTCATTTTAGCATTCATAAAGTCTAAGTATGACATTAGCTGTTTATAAGTTACTTTTTCTTTGTTATTTTTCTTGGACATTATCTCTCCCTTTGTTTATAAGTACAATAGAATCTTTATTATACTCTATTTCTATATTGTCATTTAGCTTCCATCCTAAGCTTTCCCAGTATTTATGAGGTATGTTTACTACGTTATTATTTCCACTTCTTAGTATCATTTTACTCTCCCTATTAGTTATTGTAATACCATAATATAATACAAGACGTTTAAAAATTATAGCATTTTAGTATGTGGTGTTTTATGTGTATACGCCCCTATCGGGTCGTTCTTTCAAAAGTGAAATTTAGTTATTTTTGAATTAGATTAATTTGAATTTATTTATGGTAATATTAATTAAATAATAAGGAGACAGACTATGTCACTAAGTAAAGATTACTTCATTAATTTAATCAACCAAGCTACTAAAGATGCTATGACTAAGGAAGCTATTGCACCTACTAAGGGTGGATGGGATCCTATCTTTAGGAAGCGTATTGAAAGTAAGATGCAAGTTAATAGAGCTTGGAAGGCTACTGTTCAAAGCATTATAGAGAAGGCTAGCTTCTTTGGCCATGACCTTAGTGCTGAGTTCGTAGCAAAAGAGTTAGATGAGTAGGCCTTCGGGTCTACTTATTCTACAAGACTACCACAATTATGACAGGTAGAAGGTAGATTACAGGTTATTTTACAGGTTTAGCTACATGTACAGACTCATTAAGTTATACTGTGTGCGTGTGTGCATGTAGTTATATATACTAAACTTATAGCAGACTTATAGAAGAATTAGGGGAGTGGACTGTTCGTTAGGAAATCTACCTCGGCAGAGGAAAAGGTTGCAGTCCTAAGGTAGCACCTTGAGCTCCCCTATTTGCAATCATTAAACAAAAGGAGTAGACATGATAACAATACCAATATATACATTTGTTACGATAATACTGATAACATTTGGACTAATAGGAGTGATGATATACTTTGCACAAAAGTACCAAGAAATGGAGCTTAAACTATTTAGTAGGACTACTGACTTAGATGAGGCTATCAACCATTTTAACTATTGGAAGACTAAATACAAGAAGGAGGTTAAATAATGGATATACCGATATTTTATGACATACTCTACATAATACGTACAGTAGCAGAGGTTTCGCTCTTCTGTGTAGCAATTATGGCCTTAAAGACGTATATGAGGAGGCTGTAATGATAGAATCAATACTAATAGTAGTAGCGGTAGCAATAATAATACATATATTTAGTGAACCACCCAGAGAAATACATCATGATAGTCGTAAAGGTTCATTCTATGAGATAAGTAATAGGAGGGACAACTAATGTGTAAATGTACAAGAGGTGAAATAAAACATTATAGTGATTTAAATAAAAAGTGTAAATGTAGCAAAGGATAAATAATAAGAAGGATTAATTCGTAAATATAATACCAAAACTATTGACCAGGAGGAAATAATCCCTCTAACATTAACAATATGAGGTGTTTATGAATTAGTAGGTGATTTAGGTAAAGTTTTGCACCGTAGATAACTAAAAGTCCTAGAGATATGCTGTGAAGAGCTAACAGCCATGACTCACAGCGTATTCTCTACAATGAACTATAATTAAAGGAGTTGACCGTGAGAGAAGATACGTTAAAGGCATTAACAAATGTATTTGCAACAAATCAAGATTTTGACCAGAATGAGAAGATTATACAGTCTTGCATTGATGGTATATTTAACAATAATAAAGACTTAGAAGATAAATTGTTAGCATTAGAACCTTTGTGGTGTAATAATTACGACATAATGAACTATTACATTGCAAAAGGTGGATTAAGGGATGAAACAAATAATAATGAATATGTAAATGAATTGTTAGAAAATCCCTGGGAATGCAGAGTATGTACAAGATATGCTAGACTAATAGTAGTAGCTCTTGAGATGTCATGCAATTTAAGTAGTAGACGTGATGAATTAAAGAAAGGTTGTTTAATTAAACACAAAGGAGAAGACCATGAGTGAAGATTACATAAAGCAGTTAAAAGAAATGGGCGACCAAATAGAAAGGTTAGTTAATAAAGTAGCAAATCTAGAAGTTATGTTTGGAGCTAGGCTAGAAAATATAGAACTACGTAACAAAAGGCTAGAAAAAGAACATAATAAATTAATAGTTAGCACATACGATGGAGGTGAGAATGTATAAATGGCTAATATTGCTATCAATGGTATACTCTATGGAAATATCAGAAGGTATACTAAAGGCATATGATAGTGTAAAGGATAAATATCCAGAAGAACAAGGTGTAGTATACTTCTTACATGATCAGTTTAAAGAAATACCATACTTTCTTAATTGGTGTGAAGGTCCACATTGTACTAGAAATGATATAATAGACACATATACTATGTCAAGACTAGGTGATAAAGAAACAATTGACAGAACACCTGAGATATTCTTAAAAGATTGGTGTAGAGATAAGAAAAGATATAAATATAACGGCTATTCGTTTAGAACATTCGGGTGGTGTGGTGAATACGAGATGTCATTTTGTACATTGCTCACACTAATGGGATATAAATGTAAGGTATACCAGAATATTAGTCATGTGACAACAAAGATCTGGCTCGACGGCTACGAAATGGATGTAGACAACACATTCAATACTATAGAAATGAGAGAAATTGATAGCAGTTATGAGGAGTGGAAAGTGGATTATGGTATTGGTAGGGAAAAATATTGGTACAATAAAACAGTTAGCGAATCAGTTGACAAAGTAAAGAGTATCAATGTTGATAATTATTTTGTATTAAGAATGGCATACAACAACAATAATTAAACTTCGTGCGGTCTACTCCAAATAACACGAAACAGGGGAGGTACTTTAATCTATATGCCATAGTGTCTCCCCTACCTTTTAATAATTAAACTAGGAGAAGAAATGAAAGATAAATATGAAGAAATAAATGTAAGAGCTAGTGTTGATATGGGCTTGAATACTCAAGATATAGAAAATATTGGACAAGCTTTATATCAAATAGCTGACAGTCTTGGCAATAAAGAGCCAAATAAAGGTTGGAGTCATAGAAGAAATATTTTAGACGGATTAGACAATATAGCTAATGGATTATATGCCGTAGCATCAGCTATTAACAATAAGGAGGTAAAATGAATCCATACGCAGATATAAGAAAAGTACCACTAGATTACCAAGGTGTGCAGTCAAGTGCATATTCAGTACAGACATACAATATTAATAAAAAGACTGACATGTTAGAGTGGAAAGAAGTAGGTACAGTAAGTAATAACTACTTGTTAGTGCCTAATAAAGATGTAAGAGATATGGCTGAAGAAATAACATACAATTCAGATGTAGAGTTTGTCAATGATAAGACATTCTTTGATGGTAAAAGATATGTTAGTAGTTATATAGCTAAAGATAATAGTATAGGCGAAATAAATGTTGGTGACGATGTAGCTATTGGATTTCAGATGTGGAATAGTTACGATGGCAGCACATCTTTAGGTTTTAGAATGATGTTATACAGATTAGCATGTCTAAATGGTATGATGAGTAACACGGTTCTTGATAAATATAGGTTTAGACATAGCCTAGACAGTGATAATTGGCAAGAAGATTTAGAAATTGTATCACACAAACTAAAGGCTGCATCTAGAGGTGATAATAATAATGTTCACGGCATGATAGATAACTTTAGACGATTAAACACGGCTACAGTAAGCATGGACGGACTAAGTGATATAAGGTTTAATCACATAGATAAATTACCTACAAGTACTTGGGGTTCTATAGTAGATAGGTTTCTACACAAATCAGAACCTACTGGATGGAACTTACTTAATGCAGCAACAGATGAATTGTGGCATAAAGAAAAATCAACAGTTGCATCATATAATCAGAATGCTATGATAGTAGATGGATTATGTAATTGGGTACAAGCATAATGTCTAAAGATAAATTCCTGTGGAAAACAAATGATGGATTAGTAGAGATATCAGAAATGAGGACTAGTCATATTATTAATGCTATAAAACTTGTTAATAGAATGGCTAAATCTGATCCTGACTACAAATATCCAAAAGGTTATGATTTTATGTATCAAGTATTAAATGCAAGAGGTGTAGATACTGATATTGAAATCGATTAAACTTATGACCAACCAGAAAGCGAAAGCCGAGTATGGGTAAGGTCTAATGTACTAGGTAAAGCTGGATGATCACTGTGGCTCCAGATAACAGTAGTTTTACCACTATGTACGGGGACGACATGAAGATCACTCATCGAGCCCACGAAATAACTGTGACTCGTCCCAAAGAATTAGGTGTTGTATGGTGTAAAAGTAGGGTCTATTCATTGAATAGTTAGCAAGCTAAGCCTAGGCAAGCCGACCTGACGAGGTTATAACAACTTAATGAGAGTAAATGCAATAGCGCAGCCAAACTCTCGCCTATAAATTAAAGAGGTAATTATGAAAAAAGTTAAACGAAAACGCTATAAATATAGAATAAACAAATATTCACAATGGTCTACAATGCTATTAACAGAAGAAAGTGTAGAAAGAATGAAAAAAGATGGTTGTGAATTTTGGATTGGCAGTCAATCAAGTTTTATTGATAGTTATGGTAAAATCAAAGGAGAAAATAATGGATAAAAGCACAATAATAGATTGGATATTTAGTCAAAATAATGTAGATTCTTTACGCCCTATTTCTGAGGCAATTAAAGACCGTAAAGAAACACTCACTAGTAAATTAAAATACGAATTAGAACCTGGCATGTTAGTTAATGTCAACGGTGCTAAGCAATTTAATCAAGGTGTAGTTGTAAAAGTAAACAGAACAAGAGCTGTATTGGATGTAAATATACAGGGTTCAAACTATAAATATACTGTCCCATTTTCTATGATATCAAAAGAGGAGGAAAAATGACTAACGAACAACAAATAGCTTTTGAGATGCATTGCAGAGATGACATATTTTTCTTTTGTCAGTTATGCGATATGTTTCATGAAAAAATAAAAGATTATAAAACAGGTAAGTTAAGAGGACATAGTTTATGTCAAATGCCTAATGTTGACGAAAGTGACTATGTAGATAAAGACGAATGGGGGTATTAGTATGGTAATGATGCCAGACACAAATCCTAAAGAAGGACTACAAAATAAATGTTGCAATGACAATTTGAGGTTTTTCTATCACGGAGATGGAGTAGAATGGGAAATGTATGAATGTAGCGTATGTAAGAACAAATATGTTATACCAATACAAATTCAAAGATTCTATGAAGATGCAGAGTTAATAATAAATTGGGAGGAGGATGACGATGGCTTATAAATGTTATTATTGTAGTGAAAAACTTGTAGACAAGTTCTATGCAAACTACTACACATATGAATATGATACAGAGAATATGCTATGTGGAGATGGAGATTGCTGGGCAAATTGGATGCAAGACAACACACAAGAACATACCATAGAGGAGGATTAATGGATAATAGACTGCGAAAAGATTTAAAAAGAATTGTAATGATGTATTGGTCTGATGAAAAAAGTCATTGGGAAGAGTTAGATAATGATGAAAATCACATATTTATATCGTTAAACAATGTTAGAAACTATTTAATAAGTAAGAAGAAAAAAGATGATGAATAGCTATGAAGAGAAAATAAACATCAGGTGCAAATGTGGAAAAATGTGGGGACTTGAGTTATTCAGAAAAAAGGCTATTTGTAAAAGATGTAAAACAATAGTAAAAGCAAGAGGAGAGTTCAATGAATAAAAGAATAACCGATAGATATGGATTCACTAAAAAGATAAAAATATCATATAGTGCAGAAATATCTGATCAAGACTTTAATAATTATTGCATGATGCATAGAGTAGATAGAAATTCTGCTACAAAGCTAATAAAAGAACTAGCTATTAATGCATCTGAACAAGCAATTAACAATGAAATACAAGAAGTTAACTTACAAATAAAAAAAAGGAGATAGACATGCCAAACTGGTGTTACAATAACTTAAAAGTAGAAACAGCTGATAACTGGGACTCTGATACTAAGAAAATGGATAAAGAGAGAGAAAAAGATAAAAAAGAGCTTGCAAAATTCAAAAAAGAGAATTTTAACGACAACACCCTGACATTTCAAAGAGCTGTACCTATGCCTGAAGAGCTTAACATAACATCTGGATCTTCAACAAACCAATCAATAGCCCTAATAAATGCAAATAATGGAGATTATAAAGATGTAGATAAGATGTTAGACTATCAATGGACAGTTAAAGACTGCAAGTTCACTAAAAATGACACATTAAAAACTAAAAGAAATAAGATTATAAAATATCTTAAAGAAAATACAACTGTTAATGAGATGAAAGAAGGTCAACAAGCATTAGACAATCTTAAAAAGTACGGATACAAAGATTGGTATAACTGGAGAATAAATAACTGGGGTACCAAATGGGATGCGTGTGAAGGTGGTATGCGTGACTCTGAGTGGGAAGTAGAAGCTACTTTTGATACAGCTTGGGCACCACCTACACCTTGGCTTGAAAAGGTAAGTGCTAAGTACAAAAGACTCAAATTTACTTTAGAATATTCTGAAGAAGGTATGGGTTTTGAAGGAAAAGCTTATGCAAGAGCAGGTGATGTCGTAGATAACTCAATGAGAATAGATTATCCAGATAGTTTCTGGGATTAATAATAACAATAATTATGAGAGCCAATAACTGGTCCTTTTGTAA